ATAAATACTGATAAATCATCAATATATTTAACCGCAGGTCAAAAAATTGTAATAAGTTCTTTACTCACCGGAGAGTACCCATTGGATTCTTTTGATAGTGTTAACGTCACTTTACAACAACAAAATACAATAACAACTTCAATACAAGTAATTACATCTAATGAAACAGTGGATGCTGTGAGTCAAGATAAAGTTGCTTTACAAAATTTAGCTAATAGTAATACAAAATAATAAAAATGGCATCGTATTCACCGACCTTTCCATTCATTGGAAATCAAATAATATTAACATCAGATAGAGTTACTCTATTAGCAGATGAAGATGCAGTTTTTGTGTTTGGTAATAAAGCAGTAAGTTTGTCCAGCAAAAATACAGTAAATCTTGATGCAACTAATAAAATTATACTTAGTTCACCAATAATAAATTTAGGAAGTAAAAATGCTGATACTTTAGGAGAACCAGTAATTTTAGGGAAAACTTTAATCTCTTTACTTTCAGAGCTTGTAAAAACATTACAGGATTTTCTTTCAGACGCAGGATCAGTAAAGTATTCCGATTTAAGTACACTCAGAGGAATGGCAGATTCAGCAAATAACGCATCTGACTTATTGGATGACATAGTCAATGCAATAAATAATTCTACTTTATCGACAAATGTATTTATAACTAGCAACAAAGATTAAAAATGGCAGCACCAAATATATTTGAGGACGCAATAAATAGTGCTAGTAATACAATAAGTAAGCTAAATAAACAAATAGATCAGATATTTAATGGCACTAGAAAATATACGCAAGCTCAATTAACAGGATCAATCAGTGTACCTCAAAGACTGGCGGACATTGGTGTCATTGGTGTTGTTGATGTAATTGCCGGCATCGACATGTGTCAATTACTGTCTTACATATCTGACATAATAACAAATAGTAATGGATACAAATTTGATCCGAATTCCCCTCCGCTCGCAGGATCTAGTGCTATAACAAAAAAAATGTGGCTTTTACAGGATTTTGCTTACGAAATAAAACAGAACATAGATCAATTCAATGCTGCTAACGGACAGAGGGTTAATGTTTCCGAATTAACTAAATTAATACCCGTAGTAGTAAATGATTTGACTGTTCTTTTTGATCCAAAAATAGATGGATCTATAGTGGACGTAGATATACAAGCTTCTTTTAGTGCAATAACTGTAATTAGTAATTATTTCGATGTTGCTTTAAATGTTTTACAATACTATGTCAGTTCACAAGGATCTGTTCAAAATTTACAAACCAACCCAATTGGTGGTACAGTTGCTGGTCAATATCAAAATAAAATAAAAGCAGACTATCAAAAAATTGTTGGATTTTTAAATAATATAGATTCTCTGTGTGGAAAAATAATTAAAATAGACATTTATAATCCAACTGGGTTATCTTCCGTCACTTATTTAGTTACAACTTTTGCTAATGCTCAAATACAAAGTTACATAACACAAGTTAATAAAGTTGTGGGATCAGATTTACAAAAGTTAATTCCCATGCTTGAAAACTTACAAAATCAATGCACAGCAGTACAAAGATATTGCAGTATGGTGCTTTCCACAGTTAGAACAATGCAAACTTATCTTAGGATAGGGACCATACTTATGAAGGTGTTTACCGTAATAGTTAATTTTTTAAAGATTTTACCAGTACCCAATGAATTTACTACAGTAGGAATAACAACAGAGTTTTCCGAAATAAATAAAAGTGTTAATGATTTAATAGATAGAATAGAACAGGATTTAAAAGCAATAAATTCTTTATTAACAAAAATTGTTTCCTTAATATCAGGAATATCTTTGAATGTTAATAAAATAAGTAAAGCTCTAGCAGTTTTAATAGCAAATTTAGAATCTTGTTCAAATCAACCTCCTGGGCTTGTTGATGATTTAAAAAGTACACTATCTCAATTGAATTATGTTTTTGGTCAATTGAACGATTTTGTGGTAAATAGTCAAAAATCAAATACAAGTAATAATTTAACTTTTGGTGGATATACTATACAAATAATAACTGAAGAATTATTAAAAAGTTCAACAAATATTCCAAGACGTTATGGAATTGCAATAGATTCAAATGGATTTGAAGTTGTCAAAAGCACCCCAACATTTGCTACGTTAGATAGCATAATAATTGATGATGTTAAGCTAATTTTAGAGTCTAAAAAATTGATAAAAGTTCAAAGTTCTGCTTTTAATCAGAGTCAACAATCCACGATTCAACAATCTCTTTCTTACTTAGAAAGTAATACTTTGCCACAAAATTTTTCGGTGAATTTAACCTCCCAATTAGATCCAAATGGAAATTCTGACGAAAATTCTGGATTGGGATTAAACGCTTTTGTGAATAGCCAAAAGGGCGGCAATGCATTAAGACAAAGAATGATGGCCGCCATGGCAGTCTCTAGCGCTCAATTACAACAAAATTTAACGCTAGCAAATCAAGGACATTAATTATGCACACTTTGATATTTATATTATATGATTAAGAAAAAAACAAGCGCACTCGCTAAATTGAGAATTCTCATAAGAGAGGAGGTAAAAAATGCCATTAGGGAGGAAATGCCCATTTTAATAATGGAAGCACTTGCTAAGCAGAATAGGTTATTAGAATCTGCGCAAAAAAAGGGCTTAAAAACAATTCAAGAAATACCAGAAAAAGAAATTAAAAAACCAAAAATTCCAGGTACCCTAAATACTAGGCCCTTTAATCCAGCAAAGCAATTTCAACAGGCGGTACCATTCCGTGGAGGAGATCCAGTGAGTCAACTTTTGCAAGAAACAGCTGCTGGCATGTTAGAAGAGGATACTTTAGCCTTTACTACAGCAGAAGAAAGCGCAGATCCTATGAGCTTCATGCAAAACATAGAAGCGCCAGTTGGAAGCGTTCAGGATATGCTTGCTACTTCAAGACCAAGCTCTGCTGTTGAAATGGTTCAAGTGAATGCAGTTCCAGATTTTACGGATCTCATGCAAAAAATGATGAAAAAAGGAGTAATTTAAAAAATGGCTTACGGACTAGTAAAAATACCTGTAACAGATTTTAAACCTTCCACATCTTTGGGGGTTAAAATACCGTTTTCTGCTCCCAATGCATTTACTCCTGTATATACTAGCACCGAACAAATAAAATACAACCTAATAAATTTTTTATTAACCGATACAGGAGAAAGACCTTTTAATCCAAATTTTGGTGCAGGCTTAAGAAAAATGGTTTTTAATCAAATCACAAATGATTCTTTAATTTCTTTAAAGAGCAATATATCAAATAAAATTCAAGCATATTTTCCAAATATAAGTGTAACCCAATTAAATTTTTTGGGAGATCCTGACAATAACATAATTACAATAACTTTAAATTATGTACTATTGGGTACTAATCAAACAGATTTAGCGACCATTTCAATACAAAACTAATGCCCAATCAACCAAACATATCGTATTTAAATAAGAATTTTTCGTCCCTTAAAGCGGACCTAATAAGCTACGCACAATCTTATTATCCAACAGTATATAATGATTTTAGTCAAGCTTCTCCAGGTAGCATGTTTATAGAAATGGCTGCTTATGTTGGAGACGTTTTATCTTTTTATTTGGACAATCAAATTCAAGAAACATTTGTTCAATATGCAAAACAGCCAAATAATTTATACACATTGGCCTATATGTTAGGTTATCGACCAAAAGTCACATCAGCTGCAATAGTTAATTTAGATGTGTATCAGCAGGTACCAGCTAAAACAGTGGGAGGACAACCCTATCCTGATTTTTCTTACGCCCTTACAATACAGCAGGGAATGCAAGTTCAATCGAACGTGAATAGTTCCGCGTATTATTTTGTGGGAAATATTATTGATTTTACAACATCATCCTCTTTAAACCCAACAACTGTATCAGTTTATCAAGTGAATGGGTCCTCTGTTCCAACATCTTACCTATTACAAAAATCAACGCAAGCCATATCCGGTCAAGTAAAAAATCAAAGTTTTTCTTTTTCTACTGCACAAAGATTTTCAACCGTTACTATAAACGATAGTAATATTATTTCAATAATAAGTGCCATAGATTCAAACGGAAATAACTGGTATGAAGTTCCGTATCTAGCTCAAGATTACATACTTACTCCTGTAACCAATACTGCGACGAACTATCCGTCTTTAAATCAGTACCAAAATCAAGTTCCTTACATAATACAAAAAATTCAAGCTCCAAATAGGTTTGTATCAAGATTTACTTCTAATAACACATTAACAATTGAATTTGGTCCTGGGATTAATTCTGTGGCTGATACTGCAGTTTTACCCAATCCTAATAATGTTAGTGTTGGATTCACCGGCGGAGGATTAAGTTATCTATCTAGCTCTTGGGATCCCACTGACTTTGTCACTACTCAAACTTACGGTGTTGCGCCCAACAACGTTACTATCACGTTTAGCTATCTCGCAGGCGGTGGAGCTAGTTCTAATGTTGGAATAGGAGAATTAACAAAAGTTGTTTCTTATAATGCCATTGGAAATCCAAATACAACATATTCAAATACTCTAGTTACAAATAACGTTAGTTCTTCTGTTGGTGGAGGGGACGCTGATACTGTTGACGAACTTAGAATGAATATTTTGGCTGAATTTCCAACTCAATGGAGAGCCGTAACTCAACAGGATTATTTGGCTAGAGTGCTTTGCATGCCACCAATATACGGAAAAGTTTCAAAGGCCTATGTTACTAAAAATGATCAAACATTTTCAAATTATGTTAATGGGGATCCTGCCCAACAAAATCCTCTGTTAATAACTCTCTACGTTCTTGGATTGGACACTAACGGTAATCTAGCAGAACCAACTCCTGCGCTCTTACAAAATATACAAACCTATGTTCAGGATTATAGGATGTTAACAGACGCAATTAAAATAGAACAGGCTTACATAGTGAATATAGGAGTAAATTTTGATGTAGTAATACTACCAAACTTCAACGGTCAGGACGTCATATCCAGGTGCATTACTGCGTTACAAGATTTTTTTAACATAGAAAATTGGCAAATAAATCAACCAATAATACTAACTAACATTTACTCTTTATTAGACCAAATTTCTGGGGTCCAAACTGTAAAAAATATATCAATCACAAATTTAACTGACCCCACAGGGGCCACTTATTCTCAATACGCTTACGATATAAGTGGAGCTACTGTGAATAATGTAATTTACCCCTCTTTGGATCCTTGTATATTTGAAGTATTGTATCCAAACAATGATATACAGGGCAGAGTTGTTAACTTTTAATAATTAAAACATGGCAGTTTACAAAATATTTCCATCAGCAGACGCTTCAATATATTCATTTGATGTGGGAAAAAACACGGGGCTGGATGAAATTTTAGAAATAGGAGTTCAAAACTATGGCGCTACAACTAATGGCACTTACTTAGCTGCTACGAAGGAGGACATAAGACGATCATTGATCGAATTTTCTAATTCAGATTTGTCAAAAATTCAATCACTGTGTACCGGATCATCTTTCGTAGCTAATTTAAGATTGTATTTAGCAGAAGCTGAAAATTTGTCAACAACTTACTCTTTTGAATTTCGTCAGATTAGTCAATCTTGGGACATGGGCACTGGTAAATTTATAGATTATCCAGATACAATAAACGGAGTTTGTTGGAATTCACCGACTGCATACGTAACTCAATCTTACACAACTTGGGTAAGTTCTAGTTATTATAATATTTCTGGGGGAGGATCTTGGAACCAAACTTACACAACTCAGAGTTTTTCTTATTCGGATAATAAAGACATTAACGCTGATGTAACTTCCATAGTGTCTTCTTGGTTTTCGGGTTCAGCTCCAAATTACGGATTTTTGATAAAGTTTCCCACTTCTATAGAAAATAATTCTGGATCTTACATAAGAACCAAATTTTTTAGCGTTGATACTCACACAATATATCCACCTACACTAGAAATAAAATGGGATGATAGCAATTACATAACAGGATCTTTAGTAACAACAGATGATTTTGTTGTAAATTTTGCAAATAATAAAAATGAATTTAAATACGGAACTCAACAATATAGAATTAGATTAGCTACAAGACCCACCTATCCAGTAAGACAATTTATAACATCCTCAGTATATTTAAATACATTATTACTTCCATCAAGTTCTTATTGGGCAATTCAGGATTACAAAACTGATGAAATGGTTGTGGATTTTGATCAAAATTACACAAAGATAAGTTCAGATGGTACTTATAACTATTTTAATTTATATATGGGGGGTTTGGAACCAGAAAGGTATTATAAGCTTTTAATTCAAACTATGCTTCCTTCTACGAAAGAGAATATAAATATAGATAGTGACTTGATTTTTAAAATTGTTAGATAATGCAACAAGTTGTAAATTTGACAAAACAAGTATACGGAGTTAACACCTATACTAAAGTAATAGACACTTCGTTCTCCGAATTGGTTACTCCACAAAATATTGTTGGAAGCTCTACCATATCGATAGATCAGTTTTTTACTTATTATGATCAATTATTTTACGACATACCTGTTAGTGGATCTTCCAATTCACATTCAGAATTAGTACAGAGAAGCTCACAATACATAGGAGGAAGTACAATATCGCAACAAGAGCAAGCATTATTGGACGAAATAAACTCTTTAAAAGAACAGATAATAAATCTAAGTCAGACTTATTTATCTATAAATAACTTGACCCAATAATGGAATTAGTAAATGTAATATATAACGGACCAGGAGTTCAAACACAAACTTATAGTCCAACTGATGAATCCCTGATTTCTAATAGTTTTATAAACGCATCGTTTGTAGGAAATAATGTTGACTACGTGGAAGCCTTTGTATACGATGAATTGGGAAATTTATTAAATAGTAATTACAATTACACAGATTATACATTACCTTCAAAAAGTAGCGTAGGAAAAGGAAATTCTTACAATTCAATAAGTTTGGATCCTTACTCTTACGTAAAATCAATCGGATTTGATAGGGGATCAACTACAGTACAATACAATTTTTTAAGATACCTTTTTAACAGTTCTCAGGGGAATTATTATTGGATAAAACAAATATCTAAAAGTAGAACTGAATTGGTTTTAGCATCACAAACAATAAGCAATGTTAACGTTCTTAACGGTTTTAATGGATACCAAGCATACGCAGCTAATAAACCCTACTTCGCAGATTTTTATTTGAATTTTGGAAATAATGAATTAATAATAGCAATAAACGTAGCTTACACAACAGATTCATCTGGAAATGCTAATTTACTAATAAAATTATACGAACCGCTTCCATCAGACATAGATGTAAAGAGTAAACTTTGGATAGTTGATCAAATTGCTGAATCAGTTAGTTACGAAGTTGATATAGAAATAGAGGCAGAATCGCAAGCAAATAATAATTCTCTTAAGGGCCCAAATTTTAAAATAGACATTAATCAAAAATTGGGCCTTACTACTCCGTATTATAATTATAACAATTTAATAGCAAGTCCAATAACTTCTTCGTTCAATCAGATGATGAGTTATTATCAGGACTCTGCAATAAACATAAACGTAGATTATACAAATTTTTCAAATTTCGTACACTTTTCAAGCGCTACTGAAAGGATCAATAATTTTGTATATAAATTAGGATTGATAGAATCTTACACAGCACAAATGAATTCCCAAAGATCACTCGTGGGTGGAAACACAGTTGCATCTTCTTCTATAGGTTTTTTAAGTCAATCAATAAGTAATATAATAACCAATTTTGACATTTATGAATATTATTTATATTACACCTCTGCTTCATTAGCGTGGCCAAAAGTAAATTCACAAATACCTTATCAACAAGCATCAGTTACATCTTCTTTAGGATTAAATTGGTTGGGCAGTACTTCAACAGTACCGTCTGGATCGAATGCTTCAATTTTATACTCAGCATCTTACTATGATTTGACCAATCCAAACATGTTGATCAATTCGATTCCTCAATATCTATTGGATGATCCTAGTAATGCACCGTATGAAACGTTTGTATACATGATTGGGCAGCACTTTGATAACATATGGGTCTACTATAAAGACGTTACGAATAAATACAATAACACAAATAACCCTCAAACGGGTGTATCTTTGGATTTAATAGGTGATGCATTAAAGGGATTTGGAATAGAGCTTTACACGAATTCTAATATATCGGATAACCTTTACTATTCCATATTTGGCATAAATGCGGACGGTAGTCTTTTACCACCAACTGGGTCCGAAATTATAAAAAATTATGTTACGTCCAGCCTTCAAACTTTACCGGCTCATACAATACAAAATGAAATATACAAAAGGATCTATCACAATTTACCCTATCTTTTAAAAACAAAAGGTACTCACAGAGGTTTAAAAGCTTTAATTGCGTGTTATGGTATACCCGATAGCA